CTTTTGGTAGTATTGGTAATCTTCTGGATTGATGTGAACGGTACGGGACAGTGTTGACTTGACATTTTCGACGTACCAAATTGAGTCAGTGTAACTCATATAATCTTCTTAATGGGGTGATTCTTTAATCTCTTCATTTGAAGTGAGACCGCGATAGCCACCAGAGGGATTAAACCCACTGATGACTTTGAGACCGGAACCACCTGGAACAGCAGACATCACTACGTCAGCTAAACCTGCTCTAAAGAAAGCGGCTGCTGCTTTATCTGCATAATGTTCAGCGGAAGTAAGGTAACCTTGAAGTGCATTCCAAACACCTTTACCTTTATCTTTAACTTGGCCTGATTCAACAACTTTCAGTACGGGCTCAGTTGCTAATTTACCTCTGGCACTTGGACGAATCTCAAAAGGGGGGATGTTAGAGGAACCGATGGGCTGGGGCTCTGGAGAAGTGTCAATTGATGCAATGAAAGTATTGGAGAAAGGAAATTGATAAACGTAATTCAAGGAGAATTGAATAGAAGCGTTAAAAGCAGTTGGAGTGTTGGTGGTAATAGACAGGGCGGGCGTGGTAATGATTACAAATTCACAAACTTCAAACTACAAGTCAGCTGCCGTGGGACTAGGATCAAAAATCAAATCTTCATTCTGTACAGGGGCTCTGAGGATTATCTTGTCCATGTCTACTTGTTCTGCTAATTGAATCATCTGAGTGACCGTAAGTCCTGTCTAGAATTGATTGTAGGCAACTCTGCCTACATAAGCCTGACCTGCTAAATTGGCCTAAGGAGCTGTGATTGAGATTCTAGCCTCAGCAGACCAGACAAAGCCTGAGATAGAATAGGCTGCAAAATCACCGCCATAAACAGTAGCCATAGTTTAACCATCAGTGTTTGTGTAGTTCAGAGTCGTAGAGGCGTTGTGGCTCATATACCAGTTGAAACCGCTGGTCCTGGCTGCTGAATTAGCTCAAAATAAGGGTGCGTACAAGAAAATGGCGTATCCGTTTGTGGCTGTAAGTTGAGGCAACAGATAATTGACTTACAAAGTTCTACTTGGTGTCTCGACGGCATGCCCTTAAGCGATGAATGGCACGGCTTTTGTACCTGGAAAAGCCTTTTGCAATTGAAATTCATCCACAGCTGATAATCAAGTAAACCCAACCTAAGAATCTTTATACCTAGCCCTCTAGAGGAGACCAAAGTTCGGAGCAGTGGTGGGTCGTACTTTCTCTGATTGTTTTGAATCAATGAATTAGATCTTAGTAACCTAAGGATTTGTTTTCTTAGACTTTCAAGGTTGCTGCATCTTGGAGTTCTTCTTCTTCTAGTTGTTTTTCTTCATTTCCGCAAATGTTGTTATTATTGTTATTATTAATACTGGGCAGGGTGTGGGACAACCCAGAACTCCTGTATCGAATGATAACGTTTTGACTCCAAGCAGTCTCCATACTTGACAATGGCAAGTCTAATCTTGATCTGATTAGAGAGTCTAAATAGGGAATATCACAAGGATCAATATCTACATGCCAAGTCTTCTCAAAGGGTCAAACCTAAACTTTATCAAATGAACCAAATAAGTTTCTTTCTGGATCAGGGGTTTGAACTAAGTGACTCAGACGAGAGCGCAACAAGTCCTTCAAGAAAGGAAGAGGCAAATCGGAGGATGAACAATCGAGAAGAGCTTTAACATATAAATCAGGGCGAGCCTGTATGTCGACGTTGTTCTTGAAGTATTTTTATTTTTCAAACACTGCTCTTTCAGGATTTCTCAAAATTACATGTTTGCCACTAGGAGTCATGAATGACCATTTACTACAGAAATCAACATCCCACCACTCTCACACAAAAACATCCTTATAACATTAACCGAGACCAACTGTTCAAGGAAGACTACTATCATCTGAACTATACAATCTAATCCTAGATACTATCAAATCCGCATGTTCACGCTCACAGAACATAACGCAATCATCTCCGGCCGCGATAGAAGTGGAAAGACCTTAACCGAAAAATTCAGCATAACAAATAGTTCAAAG